TAAAGGTGGTCGATATGGAAAACGGGATGATGAGCTTTACAAAAACGTGCACCGTCCAAAGTCCATCTTATAACGGGCGATATCATAAAAAATATGACAGCACCCCTACACCTGTAAGCTGTGAGTATTCCGTTGAAATTAGTAACGACGGTCAGAAGCCTTTTATAAACTCTGGTTGGGTAGTGTTCCCAATAAACACCGACGTTACGAATGAAAGCGTAATCATGATAGAAGGCATGAGAGCGCCTATAAAGTCAGTAAAAATGTTGGAGGACATGAGGTTACATATCGTACGAGGCATAAAGGTCACTCTCGGAGTTGAAAATCTCAAATGAAATATGAAGGAGTGACGGGACTAGAGGTATGCAAGCGTAACATTGCAAAAGTTCAAAAAAAGTATGCTGAGGAAGGGGCGAAAGCACTAGAGGCATGGGGTAGGGACACTATAAATGATTCAAAGGATAATTATTGCCCAATTGACACCGGCGAGATGGTAGGGACCGGAAACCTTCAGATGGACCGAGGGGCGACCAGAATAGAAGTTACATTGTACTATAATACCTTCTATGCTGCTACCGTGCATGAAAACCCTAGACCTTATCACCCCATAGGCCAGGCGGGATTTTTGAGAATCCCATTCAATAACCACGCACCACAATTATTAACAACAGTGGCAGGATATCTTAAAAAGGTGAGCTTATGACTGATTGGGTTGACGACTTCGCGGACTATATCGGTAATCAATTTACCACACTAAACATTTACTTAGAGCATATGGAGCCGGGAAGTGAAAACTGTATTGTCTTAAAGTCCGAACCAGGACAGGGGGATCAACATTTCACAGGCGGACGGCATATATATAGAGGAGTAATAGTTATATCAGTAAGAGACTTTGACCTCGAAACAGCAAAGGACACAACGAAAGACCTTTGTGAATTTTTGAGGTTAAAAGGCAACATTACACAAGGGGAAACGTACTTTGAAAGAATAATATGTAATGGTTATACTCATGTCAAAACCAGTAAAACAGAAGGAACACTATACAGTATAACAGTTTCAATAAAATATCAAAGGTGAAATTGTGATCTTCGATGATGCAAAAGACACATGGTTAACAATATTCAAGATCGACGGGACCGATATAAACGGGCTTAGCCTCGATGTGCTGCCAATACCTGACGGAGAATACGGGGATAAAAATACAAGCACTTATCAAACTGGTAAGTATTCAAGGACTGGGAAGAATCAGTATGATGGCGGAACCGTTGATCTCTCAGGTCTCTTGATTGCCGGTGATGCAGGCCAAAACCGTCTTGAAGAGGCACTAGGCGATAACAAGCACCACATCTTTCAGGTAATTCTTACAGAGTCCGGTCTGATCTATGAATATGATGCACTGGTAATGCAATTCAAGCCTGACGCTGAAGACAATACCGCGATGTTTGTCGGCAGTCTGAAGGCAGACGGACCACTCAGAAAGACAACTACAGGAGCTTCAATATCTAAGATCGAAATCACAACCGGAACAGTTATACCTTCTGCTGTTGAATCTTCCGTAGCTAGTACTGTAACTGACATAGTAGTCAATGAGATTTCAGCAACCGCGAGCGAGACAATCAAGGTAACGGCTGCGACAGCTTCATTTATAGGGTATTCCCTAGATAACGGGTACTCATGGACAGAACTAACAAGTGGTACCATGTCCGAAGCTATCACTCTCGGAGCGGCGAACACTATAAAAAGAATATTATTGGCGGTACAAGAGGACGATAAAGCGACTAGGTTTATTAACCTTTTTTTTGCAAGGGCGTAATCTCTGATTATAGTATCGAGGATCTGATGTTCCTAGATGGATAATTCGGAGATTACGGGCAAACAAAAAACCGGAATTGATTGACATGATAGCAGAAACACCTTTTATAAACGGGTATACTTTATCTTACCCAATAGGTTATTTCCCACAATTGTTCGCGGTAGTCAATGCCAGGACAAAAAAGGGTTTTGTTGCCGGATTGCTGGCACTGGAAGACGAGAAAAAAGGCGGGGAAGGTCTCCCTTTAGATCTCTTAATTGAAATAATAAGGGTTGGACTACTCCACAGGAACGCCACGGCTACAACGGCAGAGGCTACCGCATTGGTACAGGATTTCCTCGTAACCTATGGGCATAAAGTACTTGATGAAAAAATAGTAGATGCTTTTGTTGATAGTGGTTTGTACGACAGAGAAACCGTCCAGAAGCAGAGAGCGTTTTCGAAAAAAATAGACGAGATCAACGAAGAAAGAGAAATCGCACTTATCAAAAAAGCACAGGCCGAGCTTGACCGGTTAAATAATGCTATTGATGTGCTGATTGATTCCGCAATTCAGGACAGTTTAATACATGCCTCTGACATCCCAGGTAAAGCCACAATAAAGGCACCTGAAGAAGAAGACTACATGTACGTGGATGAATACGAGGACGATGGTACATACGGAGAAGACGGGCTTTACAGTGACGGCGGAGATGTCACAGTCGAGCCTTATCAGGGGTCGAGTTCTTGTATGGTCCAGTCTGGGAAACCTACAGGCAAGGAGTACAAAGGAATGAGGCCAGAAGGGCAGCAGGTAGGCCAGGGAGGGAGTAAATTCCATCCGGAAGGCCAGGCCATTAAACAGACCTCAAAACCACGCACTCCGAGACAGCAGGGCAACGGAAGCGTTGAAAGAATCTATGGGAAAGGTGGACCAGGATACTCGAAGGCTCCAAGTCCAGAACCAGAGGGAGAACCAGAATTTTATAAGCCTCCGGTTGAACGCAGTAACCAACAGCCAGGCCACGAAGGGAGGCAGGCCGAGCCTATCATCCGGAGACGCAGACCGAGACCAGGCTCAGACCCTTTAGAACCTCCGGAAATACATCAGAGGACATCGATGTATATGAGTTAATAGATAAGCTACAGAGGGCAGCATACCACGCTTCTGGCTGTCGTGTACTGCCTTCTCAGTCTTTTTATATGACTATCGCAGAGCTTGAAATTATCCTATGCGAAGGATTTGATTATCAAGAGGAAAGAGTAATCAGGCACGCTGATCTAAAAACATCTATCCTGAACGCTCCGAGGATGGAGCGCAAAGATAAGAAGCTTTGGAAGATAACCGACTTTTTGCCGACAGGGCTAAAAGCCAAACTTCTAAAACTATCTGAAAGTGAACAGGTTGAACGCATCAAAGCACGCGGCGAAGCCGTAGCGGCAAGATGCAAAAACAAAGCGGCTGAAAGAGAAAAATAACCCAATTGTGATAATTACAGGTACTTTGACAAGTGGACAAATTACACAATTGGGTTAAAAGGTGTAATTATGGGTCTGGTAGTTGGTACACTTATCGCAAAAGCCGCCTTAGACATAGACGGGGGCAGTTTTACAAAACTGGATTCCGCTATCTCGAACGCCACAACTCACCTTTCTAAGATGAGTAATGAGGCTAAGATAGCATTATCAGCGAGTATTGCCTCCGTTCCTGCCGCGATGGCTGCCATAGCTGGCGCAGGTCTGGCAGTAGCTTCTAATTTTGAGGATGCAAGCACTACGCTTACTGTTTTATATGGCGACATTGACATTGCTAAAGAAAAGTTTCAAAACCTGTCAGCTTTCGCGGCTAATACTCCATTTGAGTTTCCTGAACTGCTTGATGCAACAGTTAAGCTGAAGGCTTACGGCATCGAAGCAGAGGACTATTTAACCATATTAGGGGATACATCCGCAGCTATGGGTAAGTCTCTGAATGATACCGTTGAAATGTTAGCAGATGCTCAGACGGGGGAATTTGAGCGGCTTAAAGAATTCGGGGTCAAAGCTGTCGAAATAACGAAAAAGAACGCTGAAAGCCTCGGGGCTTCAATGGCTGACGTTGGAAAAACGGCGCTGATGTATACGGACCAGTACGGCAAGCAGCAGATCAAGGTAATTGACCGTAATAATAAGGAAGCCATCACAGCCGCTCTAGTAGGCGTAGACGGCATTTTTCAAAAATACACTGGCGCTATGGAAGCCAGGTCAAAAACCCTTTCTGGCTTACTTTCCACATTGAAAGATAATGTAACTATGGCTCTGGCGGATCTGGTTGGCTTTGACATGCAAACAATGACCGTTCAGGCAGGTTCATTAATGGGCGCTATAGAGTCGCTTGTAAAGACTGGTATAAGCCTTACCAATTGGTTAACGAATATCTCTGAAACGACTCAAACATTTATTGTAGCGGCAGGAGCAGGAATAGCTATTATAGCGGGTTTAACCTCTGGATTTATACTGTTAGGGGTCGCCACGTCAGCAGTAGCAGCGGCAGAGGTTGCGCTCGGGGTCGGTCTGTCGGCTGTCCTTTGGCCGGTTACTGCAATAGTGGCAGGCGTGGCACTACTCGCAGCAGGTCTTTATTACCTAAATGAAAAGACCGGATTAGTAACTTATTCGTGGAACTTGCTTAAAGACATCTTTACAATAGTTTCATCTGAAATATTGAGAGCCGCCAGTATATTAAAAACAGGCGTAGGCGAGGTTATAGACTGGATAAAAGAAAAGATATCTAGCTTGATACCTGCTAATCTGGTAACGAGTGTTACCGGAGCTATTGACGGAATAGTAGGCCAGTTTGAACGGCTCGGGATCAATATTCATGCTAAAGCCGAAACGATAAGGGGAGACGGTCAGACAGTAGAGGCCACGGCATCAGGTATGAGCACAGCAATGTCTAGCTCAGCGACCAGTATGCAAGGTTCAGGTTCCCTGATGGGTTCAGTCTTCAATGTTGTAGGCTACGACGCTAATACTATGCAGTCGGTGGTCTCAGCTTCAGGCAGTCAAATGCAAAGCTCTTTCTCTCAAACAGGAACAACCGCTAACGGTATGGGTTCGGCTATTGTAAACTCTGGTAATCAAATGCAAAGCTCTTTCTCTCAGACAGGGGCAACCGCTACAGGTATGAATACTTTGGTAACATCTGCCGGTTCTGGCATGGTTACCTCTATGAACGGTGTAGGGGCAGCATCTACAGATATGAGCGGGACGGTCTCAGCCGCTAAAACAGGGGTCGAGGCTCTCACATATTCGGTACAAATAGCTACTAATGCAAACAGCAGTTACGCCGCATCATTCAAGGACATATCAGGCATGGCTAGCGAAGCAGCTAGCGCGGCGGTAAGTGCTTCTTCAAAAATTGGAGCTGCCTTAAAAACCTCTGCCGCCCAGGTGGGTAATGTTGCAGCTTTGGCCGGAAAATGGAATACTACCGCAAAATTAGGTAGAACTTCCTCCGGAGGCAGTGGAACCGGCGAAAGC